CATCCTGAAGCTCTTTAGTTTTAGCTAATTCCTCTAGTTCTTCAAAGCTCTTACCTTTGACCATATCAGTAACAGACTTCGGAAATTTTTTTCTTTCCTTCTTTGGAAGTCGTTTAATTGCTCCCTTGACTTCTCTTGCATATTTAAGCTTTAAAGCTCTCGATCTATGAATATTATCAAAACCATCATAATTAAGACCGAAGCCACCTAAAGAGCTTTCATCTAATTCATTTATTTCTTTATTTATATATTCATCAATTTCATTTTGTACTTTTCTGTCTATATCATAAACAATCTGATTTTTTGGAAATCTAGGGCTGTAAATATCAGCGTCAAAAGTTCTTGCCTTGGGTTCTTTCTCTGGATCAATTAAATCTGGTGAGGCTATTAGTGATATTTCCCCAAAACCTAAGCCATTATCTTGATCGGCTCTTATAATAGCAACTGAAGGAGCTGGTAAAGCCCCCAACTCTTCCACAGCATTAATATTACTTTGCGATAGATTATGAACAGCAATAAGATTATTTTCCTGAACACGGTCAATAGCATAACGGATATCTGGATTACTACCGTCAAATGTGCCTTTATTACCTGTAGCCGATTTTATTTGTGTAGGTTTTATTGGTATCCATGAATAGCCCCTATGTGTTCCATCTGGCAGACCACCTTCATCAACAATTACGCCATCAAAATCTTGTTCAGTTTCTTCAATCCATTCAATTAAGTCTAAAGCGTCATTCCAGTCAGGAAGACCAGATTCCATAAGTGGTGTGCCTGTACCCCATTGTCTATAAAATTCTCCTTGGAATATATCCTCATTTTCAGGCAATCTTGTGTCAAATGGTTTTTCAATCTTTAAGTAGACTGCAAAAGTTTTAGGATTGGTTTTATTTTTTCTTGATCCCCCTAAACTACTTGCTGAAGTTTCTTGATAGTTATCTGCATAATTCTGATTATCTGTAAAATGACTGCCTTCTTTGAATGTATTGAAATCACCATTTGGCGTTCCATGATACATCACTTTAGGCTTACCATCTTTATCAACAACTTTAGAATCTCCAAACCAGTCTTTAAAAGCTTTAGTCTCAGTTTGTGAACGATCAATAGAAAATCTGACATTTGGGCTATCTCTATAATCTATAACAGGAACAGTCTCATAACCTTCCTGTAAAGCTAAATGCGCTCTATGTCTTCCATCAGAATGCCTGACATTCGTTTTATCACCTCCATATAAAACTAAAGGATCTAAAGCCCTGCCAGATTCAATGTGACTTTTAAGATCATCAATATTTTCCTGGGCATCTTCATCAAGATTTAGAGGTTTTGCATTATCTAGGAATTCTTGAGGAGACATCTCTACCATCTTCCCACCAGCAGCAAGATAATTAGAATCACCCCACCATTCACCTTTATCTGCAAGCGGGTAATCTCCTTCATACCCTTCACGATCAATAGAAAACCTGACATCAGTTTCATTGGCAAGCTGCTCAATAAAATCAGTCATATCATGAATGCCTAAATCATCCATAACCTCATCATAAGATTTTTTAGCCTCCTTATCTAAATAAGGTCGAACCTTACGCCATACATCCAGGTATCTAGCTTCTTTTTCAAATTTAGCATCGTAAGAAACTTTCTTGTTTCCAACGTTGTTTCTGATATAACTGCGAACGCTATTAGCATCCTTTTCAAGAGTCTTATTAAATTTGCCAAGTTCGCTTTCATATTGCTTAGCCTCGTAATTTTCTTCATAATCGCGCTTAATTGCGTCAGCTCTTTTCTTGGCAAGATCCTTTTTAATCTCAGACTTTACGTATTCTTCATAAGCTTTTTGATCTGCGCTTTCCTCAGCCTCTCTTCCCTGGTAGTATTCATCCGGGACATCTTTAGATTCTGGCTTTTTATTAGGCTTCTTCTCAGTCTTAGCTTTACCTTTCTTAATCTTCATATCTTTAGTCAGAGGTTTACCGGCCATAACATCTTTTAAAAGTGTCTTGCTGGTAACTTCTAAGCCTGCGATTTTCCTGAAGAAGTCGATAATCTTTTGCATTAAGCTTTTATTAGCTTCCGGCATAGCCTTGCGACCGGTCCGAATATCCTCGACCATGTTGGCAATAAGCTCGTCTTTTAGATGATCCCCAGTTAAATCCTGGTCAACCTGCTTTTTATAAGCCCGGACCAGTTCATTGACTTCACCTTTTGAATAAAACTTATTGGCAATATCGCCCAGGTCTTTAAATTCCCTTGGAGTTATTAAGCCTAAATTGACCATAGCATGAGTAACCTCATGACCAAAAACAGCCTCACCACCACGCTTATGTATTAAAATCTCGTTACCGTCCCATACTCCCTTTGCATCGGCATCAGTGAATCTTATAGGTATTTCAGTATTAGAATCTTTACTAACAAGCTTAAAATTGTCACCATCAGCAACGATATCAGCATAATCTTTATAAACTTCCTGGAACTCTTGAACCTTCTGCTCTGGTGATAATTCTGAAAGTCTTCTCTGCTCAGCCGATTGAGTTATGTCATATTCCTTAAGAGCTTCAAGTTCTGCCTCACGGTCTGAATTTAATTCCAGAGCTGATTTTTCTAAAAGTATTTTTCTTTCTTCCTGAACTTCAATTTCATGGTCAAGCTGTTCAGTAGATAGTTCCAGTTCCTCAGCAATTAAAGACTTTTGCTCATTGTCTGAATTCTGGTATTCTTCCAAAATATCCACGGTGACTTTATCTTTCTTCTCTTCCGGGATTAATAAAGTTGGATCAATTTGTTTTTCTGCCTGCTTGACTTGAGCCTCAGCAATATCAAAGTTTGCGTATCCTCTTTTGTAGTCAATGGCAGAACGACCGCTTTTAACTAGTGATCCGGCAAAGCTAATTGAAAACATACCTTTAGCAGCTTCAATCATTTCATTACCCACATCTTTCATGAGCTGGTCATAACTAATGCCTTGAGCCTCCGCAAATTCCTTAGCATAAGCTTTGCCGGCAGCCTCAATAATTGCCTGAGCTGTTTCCTGGGCAGTTTCAGCAGTCCAGTTTTTCGCAAATTCTTTTGTTGCAACCTTAATATGATTACCCATACCTTTAGACCAGGATTGAGCGAAATTCTTAGGCATCCCAGTTAAGCCCTTAACCTGCATATACTCTAAAGCAACATAGGGAATAGAAGTGATGCCCGCAATAACTTTTGCCTTAGTTGGATCAACCTTATGGTCATGGATAAGAGTATCTGTAAATTCACCATAAAACCTACTAAATGAATAAGTTGCAGCACCGACAGGACCAGCGACCACGCCAGAGCCAATGGCAGCAGCTAAGTCAACACCCATATCAACACCAGACGTAATTGACTGACGGGCAAGACCGCCCTCTTCAAATCTTCTAGCTGTAATAGCTTTAATCTTTCGAGTTAACCCTGTTTGCCGGTGGACATCTTGACCAGCATAAATATTTTCAGCTAAATTCTTTTTATATGATTCATACCTGGCTTTTAGCTTTGCCGGTCTTTTAACAGGAGCTAAGCCAGCACCGATATGATTAAAAACATTATTTGCTTCTTTATTGTAAACCTCATCTAATATTCTATGCGCTTCCTTTTCCGCTTCCAGGCTGGTAAATTTCCCAGTCTCATCAATAAGTGGTTTGCCGTTAAATTGTAAATCTCGGCCAAGCTTGGAGGCATAGACATAAAAAAGTTTTTTCTCTGAGCTGATTGCGTCCATATCCATATGGTCAGCACTACTAATAATAGCCTCACCAGCTCTTTTTGTTGCCTGCTTAACCCTTTGAACCACTTCAGGAAAAAAATCCTCCGCAGCTTTAGGATTTAAGTAATACATATAAAGCGGAAATACTTCCTGCTGCTCTTTTGTAAGCTTAGCCCAGTCAATAAGAGACATTTCCTTATCAACAAGAGTCTTGCGCGCCATTCTCTTAGCTTCTTTATCTAATATCTTATCAGACGCCAGGAATAAGGCTTTAGGCGAGCTTAAAAGCAGCTTTGAGCGATGACGTGAAACCATTGCTTTTCTAGCTTCAGGAGAAAGCGCATTTTTATATTCCTCCATTTCTCTCTGTAAATGTGGATATTGAGCGACAATTTCAGGCTTGTGAGTCTGGTCTATTTCCTGCACATACTTAAAAATTTCTTCCTCAGTTGCATCTTTAGACATTTCCTGAAATTCTAAAATCTTAGTAAAGTTCTCATCTTCATCCGGCTCAATTGTTTGCTGAATAGCCTTAAGCGCCTGCAATGGATTCTGATCTTCAAAATCCTCTCCAAAGTACGATTTTAATTGAGCTGATAAATTTAGAGTGTTTGGATCTTTATTGAACTTCTCTGCAAAGAATAAAGTTGAAAGCTGTCTTGCCCGGTTACCGTCATCAGTACCGGCTTTAATGCGGTCCATTAAAATTTCAGGCGATTTAAAAGATCTGGTTATTTTTGGCTCATATGGAACAAAACCCTGTGGAGGTTCTGGAGTTTCAAGAGGAACAAAGCCCTCTGGAGGTGCTACATCAGTTTCCATATTTTTGCCATTTCCCATCTTTTAAAATTATCTTTTCCCCAGTCTGAGGATTATACATGATCTTTTCATCTGCTGATTTCTTAGGCGTATCAATCTTTGTATCTATATACGTGTGATATAACTCGCGATCATCTACAGACTTTTCGACTTTTCCCATTTCTTCTTTTATGTAAGCTTCTGCTTTATCGGGACCAAATTCCTTAAATACTCGCTTGTAGTCTCTTATCATTTTCATTTTCAATTCAAGCCGGGCATTTTCAGAAAGCTCATCAACAAACTCGTTTCCAAATTCGTCTTTTCTGTATCTTGGTGAATCAGTCCAATCACCTGGAGCGGTATAATCTTTAAGCGCATCAATCTTGGTTTTATTCAGGCTAAGGAAAAGTATATTATCAAGCTGCTTAGAATATAAAGCTTCATTGCTTTTCTCAGTTTCTCCAGGCTTTTGCTTAGTTGGATCTTTATCCGCAATTAACTGGCTTGCTTCTGAGTATAATCTTGAATTACCCATTCCTTGAACTTCAATGAAAAGGCTTTTCCATTCTGCATGAGTGCCGCTAAAATTCATGGCTTTATCAAGCAGTTTAAGGTCAGAATTCTTTCCAGCTTCAATAGCCATTTGACGACCTGCATCCATTACACCAGCTTCAAATTCTTCATTTTCCTGGGCAATATTATCAGCGCGTTTTTTATTTCCTTCCCATACACCAGCAAGAATCTTTTCTTTAAATGACTGAGTAAAAGCCCGGTCAGGCTGGCTATTGATATGATCTAAAATGTCCCGGTAAGGCATATCCTCAAGACTTCCACCCTTTTTAGCAATCTGGCTAATTAAGTCAGATTCATTCTCTGTCTGGTACTTCTTTAAGGCTTTATCTTGTTGAACGCGGTCATCTTTAACCATTCTGTCAACTTGAGTTAAGGAAGCACCTAAACGATCTTTAGCAGCTTTCTTTTCAGCTGGTGTAAGAGTCTTCATCTTATCAATATGGTCAGAATAAATCTTAACCTGTTCATTGATCTGTTTTTTCATGCCGGTAGGTGAAAGATCTTCATTCTTTAAAATGCCTTCAACCTGTACTTGAAACCCTGCTGCATGCTGTGTTACTCGCTGGCCGTCTAACTGCCTCAAATAAGCATTAGCCATTAATTGACGCTCAGCCTCAGTCTTGCCCGGATAAGTAGAAATTATCTCTTTTATATCCTCCTCAGCAGTTGGCGAGTCATAACCTTTATTGATAATCTGGCTTACAGAAAGATTCTTTCTTGATTGGCTTTCGCGTTGTTCTTTCTTCCAGGCACCAGCAACAGCCCCGTCATTCCATTTCTTAAGATTTGACGCAAGAAATTTATTGTCAAATAATTGCCTTGAACGATCTGATCTAAAATAGGGAACGCCTTTCTGATCTGTGCCAGTTAAGAGGTTTTGAGCCTGCTTATCATAATCGCCTTGAATATTCTGGACATCGGCAGCCGTTTGAGCTGAAAGCATTTTTTCTTGACGCTCTGAATCCAGTTCCATGAATTTACGTCTGGCATTTTCCAGGTCAGCATTGTCGCGCTCCTGCTCAATACCAACATAAATATTTTCACCTCTTTGAGCCAAGTTTTGAACCATATGAGTATTCTTCTCAAAGTTCTTAGCTCTGATTACTCCAGACATGTCCTGCTTATCGCGAATAACACGACCAGGATTATATTTTAAGTCAACTGGCTGAGGAACTAATTGAGCTGGTATTCTAGGCATTTTTAAGACTCCTTAAGTTTTTTTCCTGGTATTGCCACCACCTAACCAACTAGGATAAGAGCCGGTAGTATTTTTGTAACTATCTAAGCCGGTCATGCCAGCACCAACCATTCCACCAATTAAGCTAGTTGTAGCACCTGAACGCATTGCAGAAGCTTCATTCTTTCCAGTATTTCGAGTATTGTAAGCTGAGGTCATTAATGAGTCTGAATTAACTTCATAACCCATTGCGCGCGCTTCACTTGCCTGGTTCCCTCTTTGTATATCTAACTCGTCAACAGTTTCCTGCTCACTTAAAAAATCTGCTGGCGTTCCGTCAAGCATAACACCTGACTTGGCATAACCAGCTTCCATTGAAGCCCTACGCCTTTTGGCCATTTGCCTTTCACGGTCAGACTCAGCCTCACGGTTCATTCTTTCTTGCTTGGCTTGATTGGCAGACCTTTCAGCCTCAGCCTCGCGATTCATAGCCTCTTGCTCTGCTGCGTTCTCAGTCGCCTCAGCCTGGGCTTGTTGTGAAGCATAACCACCATAAGCAGCAGCAGCAGCGACAATGGCTTGTATTGCTGGCCAAACCCAAACCCAACCAAATTTTATTTCTGTAACTTCAATGTGCTCAGTTACATTCTGCGCAATTAGTAATAAACCTGTCATTTGTCTGCCTGCCTTCTTCCATTAAATGATATTGCTGCAATTTTCTGCCGGTATGGGGTTTCATTTCTTAAAATAAAATCGCCTTCTGTCCGGCTCCCGTGAGGTACTTCAGCAATTAATCTTCCGGTGATATACTCTTGCGGAATACTTAATTTTCCGTCATTCATCAAATACTTTAAAGATTCATAATCTTCACCGTTATTATTGCTAACTTCACCACCTAGAGAATCAACAGCATAAACCTCTACTTCATTTATACGGTTTCTAGTTCCAGGACCACCCGCGTCAGGCATGTTAAATTTGTCTACAGGCTGGTAGAGTGAAGTCATTTTAATACCTACGTGTATTTCACTTTGAGGACTACCGTAGATAGAAAGCATTAATCGGGGACGCCTAACGATATATTCATCAACATCCAGGGGACTACCACCATCTTCAACAGTCATGTCAGTTGTTAAAGCTGACGCGCAGTTAGTGACAAGTATTTGTCGCTCTCCAGTCATTACATATTTTTCTTCAGCAGCAACAGCAACAGCCGAACGCTTAACAGTCAAACCGCTAAGAGTGTAAGAAGTATTTTTTATATCTATAAAATAGCATTCATCATACTCATAAGTCTGATAATCTGTAGTTATGGTTAATTGTGTTGTAAAGTCAAAAGCCGTTATTAAGCTCTTATCAACCGCTGAAGGTATCCAGTAAAAATCAGTTCCTGCCTCAGCATAGTCAGTACCTAAAATTAATTGAGTGCCGTCATACTTCAAAATTAAGGCATTTGATAAAGTCGCACTAATGTAAATGAAAGAACCTTGACCGCTGAATGGCTCAGCTCTATTAGCAAGATCCTCATTATAATACAAAAACGGTTCATTTCCCGGCAAAGCAATCACATCACTTTCCAGAATACCTGAATAATTCTGCTGCCAATCCAAGCAGAGATTTCCCTGGTCCATAGTTTCTAAATAAGTTCCATCAGCCCTTTCAACCACTACAGTAACAACATCACCGTCAGTATGCAGAATTGAATTAATATCTAAGACTTTTCCATTATCTGAAAATGGTTGCCGACTCCACGCGCTTACCTGGTGCTCTCTTTCATAAGTAAAAGCAATTAATAAACCATCATCACGAACAGCCCATATAATAGAGTCAGGCGTTCTTGAATAGGCTAATCTTTTAAACTGGTAGCCGTTTGGATAAGAGTCTGAAATTTCACTTGTTAGATGCTCAGCTAAAATAGTCATATCAGCAGAGATATAACCGTCTTTTTCATAATTGTATTGTGCTGCTCTGATCCTTTTACCACCAGCTTCTATGTATAGACTCATATCAGCATAAGTAATGGGCTGAACTGCATCAGAACCATGCTCAACCTGTCTACGTGCATTTACATTTGAACCGCTTAAAGCTTCATTGCTGTCACGAGTACCAACGGACCACTCACCGTAATTAGTACCGACAATCAATTGCTGCTCTGGAACTATCCAACGAATAGTATTTCTAATATCAGAAGCCAAGGTAAATTGAACCGGGCTTGTAGCTAATGAACCAGATTGCCAGTCATTCCAGTCGTTAATAGTAGAACCGTAAATTGTTGCACCGCTTCCAGGTACACCGCCCAGCATTAGCCTTTCTTCATATACTTCTAAGCAGCTAGGATATCCATCAGTTGCATTAAATGCACCTAAAGCCCATAAATGATTGGCGTAAGTAGTAGCCGGGGTAATTGAATCAGCCGTAACATCTACAGAAGTCGCAGAGTTATAAGCATCAATAGTAAAATGTGCCCATATTTGGCTTTCAGTTTCCAAGGTCCATTTACAATTCCCTAAAGAATAATCCCTCATAGTCACACGAACCTCAGCACCAAACTCGTTTATTTCGCGAGTTAAAGACTTATTTGTGTTTCCTTCACTTCTGACGCTGGCAATGATTTCCCAGTTCGTACCGTCAAGAGTAATTTCAACAAGCATTTCACCTGTCCAGGTTCCCCCCTCAGTCTTGAAGAATACTTCACCATGAGCCGGTATTGTAGAACTGCTTTGGTCACTGTTAAAGTCACCGGATAAAGTTAATTCACTATCATAAATCATTCTAATTTTCCGGCCAACATCAGAAGAGGTAAAAGAATCACTCACGGAGGTAATTGTATGAGGTGAACCATTTGTAAACGTAAAAATATTTGAAGTATCAGTATTTAGAGCACCATAAGGACCACCATTAAAAACATGGTCAGTTATAGCCCAAACAAAAGCCCCTGTTCTTTCAATCCTCTTAAGTGGGTGATTATAATGAGCCACAAATAAAACATCGTAAACTTGTTTAAAGTAAAGCTCTCCAAACTCTGAAGCACTCCAAGGAATAGAGTTAACAGTTTCAACTAAAACTCCCTGGTCAGAATAAATATCAATTCTGGTATCCACAAAGACTAATTGAAAATATGTGTCGCGATCAACCTCCCAGGGAATAGCCCTAACACCACCTAGACCAGTATCACCAATTCGGGCTTGAACATTTGTGCCCAATCGTCTTTTTAAACCACCTTGCGGAAGATTTATAAAGTTCTCAAGTCTTTTTGCTGCTGAAGGATATTTCTGAAGGTCTGAACGGTGATGAAGAATAGGGCTTATTTCACCGGTATTAAAATTTAATAAAGGTATCTTAGGCATCTTATCACCTTAACGAGAATAATAAGGATAACGACCGTTGTAAAGTCGCTTGTGAACTAACTCAGAATTAAAGCTGTATCGCTTTATATTTTTCTTTCTGTTTTGTGTTTGGGTAATACATCTTTGTTCTACACGATCATAAATTGCTGAAGCTGTTTGCATCCACTGAGGATTTTCAGTAAGTAAAGGAGCGATTGAGACAGCCACTTTCCTATAAACCATTTCAACCAGGTCAGCAGACCACTCAGAAGGCTCTTGAGAATACTTCTTGTAAGTTATATCAGCAGTACTTGAACCAGTACAAAAATAACTATCTTGTAAAAACCAGTTTATATCGTCATCAGTCGAGATAACTTCAAGGAAATTTGTAGGTAAAAGATACTTGTAAATAGTATCAGTAAGCATAGAAGCATGCTGAGTAAGTGTTTTTCTCACTCTTAATTCTGGCCAATCAATTAACCGCTGCACTTCTCTGATATTCTGATACAAAACAACCCGGACTTTTCTAGCCCTGGCAGTCTCAGCATCAATACTGGTTATAGTATCCTCACCGATTGAGGTCAATGCTAAATTTGCAATATCTGTAAGAGTGCTTGGTATATCCATAATTAACCTTTAGTTGGTTCAGTGGTCGCCCCGCAGGGACGGAAAGCAGAGCGACCGGCCTGAACAATTGTTTAAGGGATATTCACGTCAATTTGAACAACGCGCTTATCATCTACACGAACAGCATTTGCATACTGTCTGATCTGTAGAACCCAGTTGAATTGCTGAGTCGGATCTTGTGCAAGATTAACGTCAAGCCCTTTAGACTGGTTATAACAAATGCCTTCTTCACTCCAGGCGAAAATTGCGTCATCAGTACCATAGCCAGTAACTTGAGGATCAACAATCATATGAACGCCATAGATGTCAGGAAGCTGACCAGACTCAAAATGCTTAGCATTTACAAAGTCTTCACTGTGAATCTTGTCACCGCTGTTCTTGATAAGATTAAACTTAGCAGTTGGTGAAATAACACAAAAGATTCTTTCATTGCCTGCGTAATTAGTTTCAAACTTCTCACGAAGCTCAGCAATTGTATCTTTAGTGAATCCAGTCCATGCAACGATGTCAGAAAGTGACTGACCGGCAGGGAATGCCTCAGCTGAAAGAGATGCAGAATCTTTACCGCGATTAACAGTAGCAGCAGAAATGGCATCATAAATAAGCTTGTCTTCTTTAGCTACCATCTTCTTCATAAGCTGACGATTAACGAGAGAAGTTTCAGAGTGATTCTGAGCGATTTCATCAAAGTCTCTGAAAGTATGACCAGCAATCAATTGCTTAGGTGTACAAATTGTACGCTGTCTAGCAATCTTCATATGTGGAGTCAAGATATTAGTCAGATCCGCAAGAGCTGGTGAACCAATTTCATTATAATCTGCGCGAGTTGTATCGATAGAAGCCAGAGCAGTCTCTGTAACGTCATCACTCGGTTCAATGTGATCAAAGAAAACAGCTTCACCAGGCTTAGCAGCCTTAGTAACAGTTTCTTTAAGTAGGGATTTAATTTTGTAACCGGCAAGATCCTTAATAGAATCGCCATACATTACTTTCCAATGGTCTGTTTTATCGTGTGCCATTTTGGACACTCCTTAATTAAAATTTTGATTTCAATTTTTTGGCGTGTCCGTAAGCGGGGCCGATCTTATAAATGTTTGTTCAAGAATGGGCCGTGTTGGTTGTCCTTCTTATTTATCTATACGCAATAAAAAAAACCCGACTGAGAAAGGGCGGTCTCAATCGGGTCCGAATTGGCTTTGCAGCCTGTAGGAATTTAGTTATATCTTTTTTCGTAAAGGTTTATTAATTTGTCATGTGCAGCTTTATGCCCAGGGTCCATAGGATTATTGTAAGCATCACTTGACCGAATGGCTTTTACAGTATCTTCAAAGCCTCCTCCAGTTGGTGACATATCGCCAGTAATCTGACCCTCACCCACCTTATCAATCATGCTTTCAAACATCTTAATAACCCGGTAATCATTTGCTAAGCCAGAATCTTTGAGCGTATCAGCTAAGCCAAATTTATTAACAACGTTATTGACCGCATTAAGCTTGGTTTCAAACTTATCACCCCATTCTTGCATAAGGTTTGTTTTAGATTCCATTGCCTTCTGTTCTTGCTCGTTAGCAAATTGGTCAATACCTTCCTGGTGCCTTGCATGCTCATGCTCAGCAAACATATTCATAACCTTGCTTACCTGGTCATTATTTAAGCCATTTTCATGAAAGACTTTCATTGTCTCACTCATAAGCTCAGGCTCAAGATTGACCATAGGAACTTGTTGAACCTCACCATCTTCACCAGTTATTTCAACAGTCGGAGCATCCCATTCATAAGCATCCGGGCTTTCTGGCCTTCCGATACGTGAATAAAATGCTTCTCTTTCTTCTGGTGTTGCATCCGGTCCAAGTGGCTGCAATCCTTTTTTCCCAACTAAAGAAGCCTGGTTTAAATGACCTTCAAGAAAATCATCCATGCTCTTATACTTGGTTATGTTTGGATTATCCCGGTACTTTTCATTGATAGAATCATACCAGCTTCCAGGATCTTCACCGCCTCCCGCTGGTGCTGGTGCTGGTGCTGGATCTACCCCGGCACCCCCTAATAAATCACCACTTGGAATATTTTCCGCTGCTGGTGCTTCTGCTGGTGCTGCTGCGCCTTCCGCTGGTGCATCAATCACTTCTGACATTGTTCAGGCTCCTATTTATTTCTTTTTCTATGGTATTCTGAATAAAAACAGAAACGTCTTGCTGACCTTGAGAAAAGCAATTGACTCGCTCATTCTCAACATTAAAGCACGACTCTCTGAATCTTGTGTATTTGTGAATATCAGCTAAAACCCTTTGACCTTCAGGAGTTCCAAAAACCATAGGATAAAGCTGATTAATGTGAGATTGTTGTCCAGACATATTATTTTTTTTATCCCATTCCCATCATAGTTTCTTCTGCTTCTGGATCTGCCATTGGTGAACCCTCTTCAGGTGCCTGGTTCATATCCATAGGCTTTATTTTATCTGACATCATTTGCATCATTTGGGCTTGTTGTGCAGCTTGCGCTTGAGCTTGTCTTAACTCTTCAGTTTCAGACTTATCGCGAATATAATCAGGATCAACATTATTATTTTTAATTATTCCGCGAACAATTTTATCAGTATCGAGCACTAAGCCTAAGTCAGGTGTTTGCATCTCAAACTGCTTAATCATGCTAACTTGCTCCATTGAAGTCATAATTTGTGAAGTATCCAGGGCTTTAAGCTTATTATCTAGCTTAGTTGAATACTCAACGGCATAATCAGACTGAGCCACCAGTTCAGGTGGTTTCTCAAGAACACCATTTTCAATCATAAGTTCAAATAATCTTGTCAATAATGGGCTAAAATACTCATTATAAAGTCGATTAATGACGGGAGTTATAGCCTGGATCTTTTCGGAAATACGCTCCTGGACCTCAGTAGCTGTCATATTTTTCCGATCTTCCAGCATACGAAACAAGTCTACAAAGAAATTATCTTCAATCTCTTTGTAGACTT